AGTTCGACTTCGTTCTTGGTGACGAAGCACATCAGTTCAAAGCAAAATCACTTACGACAATTCTCAGCAGTTGTATCAATTCGAAATATCGCATAGGTTGTACTGGTACTCTTGATGGTACACAAACACATCGTTTAGTTTTAGAAGGTTTATTCGGACCAGTCTATCAATCGACAACAACGTCAGAATTAATTGAGCAAGATCATCTAGCAAAATTTAAGATCAAGTGTTTAGTTCTAAAATATTCTGAAGAAGTCTGCAAACTCGCCAAGTCTTGGGACTATCATTCAGAAATAGACTACATAATTAACAGCACCAAAAGAAACGAATTCATCAAGAATTTGACGCTATCGTTAGAGGGTAATAGTTTAGTTCTTTTCAATTTGGTAGAAAAGCATGGTAAACAATTGCATCGAATGATAAAAGAAGCTGCAAAGAATCGTCACGTATTTTTCGTCTTTGGTGGAACTGATGTTTAAATTAGAGAGTCTGTTCGTGAAATTACCGAAAGAGAAAACGACGCAATAATTGTCGCATCTTACGGAACGTTTTCGACAGGTATCAATATCAGAAACTTACATAACATCGTTTTCGCATCACCATCAAAATCGAGAATTAGAAATTTACAGTCGATAGGTAGAGGTCTCAGAAAAGGAGAAAACAAAGAAGAAGCCGTACTTTTCGATATAGCAGATGATTTTAGAGTAGGTAAATTTATAAATTACACTTTAAAGCATTTCATCGAAAGATGCAAAATATTCCCTTACAAATTTTACAACATAGAAATAAAATCATGAACGAAAAAAATCCAGATGTAAAGATTATTAGATTAATCACAGGTGAAGATATTGTTGGAAATTGTCTTTTCGATGATGAAGGTGAAACTTTAGTAGTTGACAGTCCGATGAAAGTTATGGTTCAAAGGTCTGTAGATTATGGTAAAGCAGTATTAGTTATGATGCCATGGTTACCATTAGAAATAATTGAAGAGAATATTGTGACGATTAATTACGATGACATTATTACAACAATTATTCCGAAAGAGTCTTTCATTGAATTTTATGCGAACACTTTAGAAAAGTACGAACGATTGGTACGTGAAGGAGAGACTGAAAATTATCTCTTCGAGGATGACTTTGACGAAGAAGATGCTGACGAAGAAAGCTTGAATGAAATACTAGATGAATTACAAGGAAGTAGAAACAAACTAATTCATTGATTAATCATCATCATACTGGACATAGGCATCGTACACCTGTCAAGCCCTAAAGTCAACAAAAATACATCATCTTTGCCTATAAATACATTTGACAAAGCGAATTAAATGGAGTATACTACATCATGACTAAAAAAGCCAACCACTACATTAATAACGCAGATTTTCTGAAAGCACTCATCGACTACAAAGAAAAGTGTGACGATGCGGAAAAACTGAATAAATCTGATCCACCTATTCCCAACTATATTGGCGAATGCTTTCTGAAGATCGCAGACCATCTTTCTAGAAAGCCGAATTTCGTATCGTATTCTTTCCGAGATGAAATGATTTCTGATGGAATCGAAAATTGTCTGATGTACTTTAGAAATTTTGATCCGAACAAATCTAAGAATCCATTTGCATATTTTACGCAAATCATTTATTATGCTTTTCTTAGACGCATTCAAAAAGAGAAAAGACAGTTGTACGTGAAATACAAAGCAACTGAACAGTTTGGTCTTTTCGATGAATTTGAAATGTTTGAAGACGATAATGGACACAAACGACAGTTTCAATTATACGACAACATTTCTGAATTTATTCATACATTCGAAGAATCTAAAGAAAAGAAAAAGAAAAAAGGTAAAATTGACGAACTTCTAGACTTGGAGAAAGAAAATGATGACTGATGAAAAATTGAACAATCATATCAAAGTTTTGCAAGAACGGCATGATCTTATGGACTCGGAAATTAAAAGGGTCGAGTCTACACACGGCAATCAAATGATGATTGTGGATTTGAAGAAGAAAAAACTTAAATTAAAAGATGAAATTGAAAAGTTGAAAACCCAAGTTCTATGAGTAAAATTGCAATACTAGGCGATACGCATTTCGGCGTTCGCTCCGATTCTTTAGATTTCCATAATTACTTCAAGAAATTCTATGACGAGATATTTTTTCCATATCTGATCGAAAACAATATCAAGCAAGTATTTCAGTTGGGTGATTTGTTTGATCGAAGAAAATTTATCAATTATAGTTCGCTTTTCTTTTGTAGGAAATACTTTTTCGACAAGTTGAAAGAAAACGGAATTGAGTTGCATACACTCATCGGCAATCACGATATCTACTACAGAAACACTTTGGTTGTCAATTCGCCAGAATTAGTTTTGCTAGATTATGATAATGTTAAAATTTATAGTGAATCTGATACAGTAGAAGTTGATGGGATCCATATCGATGTTATTCCTTGGATTTGCAGCGAAAATGAAGAAAGAATCTTTGAATTTATAAAGAACAGTAAGTCTGAAATTTGTTTCGGACATTTTGAGATTGATGGATTTGCCATGGATCGCGGCAATATTCATCATGGTGGTCTTGACAGGAAAGAACTAAAGAGATATGATATCGTATTGTCAGGACATTTTCATCACAAGTCTTCGTCAGACAATATCACATACGTTGGTACTCCGTATGAAATGACTTGGTCCGATTTCAACGATCCGAGAGGATTCCATGTTCTAGATACAAATACTAGAGAGATGGAATTCGTTGTCAATTCTTTTGCCATGTTTAACAAAGTTTTTTATGACGATGGTAAAGATGACTTTGAGCATTGGAAAAAGTTTGACTACGATTCGTTGAAAGAAACTTTTGTAAAAGTTGTTGTTCTGAATAAACAGAATCCATATTTGTTCGATACTGTTATTGATAACTTGTACAAAGTGGGTCTTTCTGATTTGAGCATTGTTGAAGATTTTACAGATACCGCTATTGAAGACGATCAAGACTTGATTGATCAAGCAGAAGATACGATGACAATACTTTCAAAATTTATTGATAATTTGTCTTTGGATGTAGAATCTAAAAAGTTGAAATCTCTGATGAGAGAAGTTTACATTGAGGCATTGAATACAGAAAAAACAGAATGATAATTTTCAAGAGTATTTGTTGGAAGTTTGAAATTTTATAAATAATGGTAGGAGATACTACCATGGATAAAGATGAAAAAATCAAACTTCTGACGGATAACACAAAAACTGATGCTGAAATTGCTTCAATTTTGAATCTTAGTCCATCATATCTGGCTATATTGAGAAAAAGATGGGGTATCAGTAAAAAAAGAGGCATGAAGAAGGGTACTGTAAAAGAAAATACAACTTTTATTGATTGTGAAACTTGCGGTAAAAAACTCAAAAAAATATTTTCAAGAAAAACTATAAGATTTTGTTCTACAAAATGTATGTTTGAATCTGAAGAACATAGAAAAATGTTATCTTCTATAAACAGAGATTATATGCAAACCGAAGAATATCGTAAAACAATATCCAAACCAGATACACCAGAGTATAGAAAATATTCCAATAGGGTACAGACACTTACACGAAAAACATATAAGTTGTATAAAGAACAAATAAACCCAAACGACTTACCAAGAGGTAAAGCTGGTGAAAATGGATGTTACCATCTTGATCACAAAATTTCTGTCAGATATGGCTTTGACAATCAAATTGATCCTGCTATAATAGCAGATAAAAACAACTTGCAAATGTTACCATGGAAAGATAATGTGATAAAAGGAAAGAAAAATTGTTGATTTTTAGAAATATTCGTTGGAAGAATCTGCTTTCTACCGGTAATTATTTTACCGAAATCAAACTAAACAACAATCAAAACACATTGGTCGTTGGTGAGAATGGATCTGGCAAATCAACTTTGCTGGATGCTTTGTGCTTTGTGCTTTTCGGGAAAGCATTTAGAAATATCAACAAGCCACAATTACTCAATACGATCAATGTGAAAGATTGTTTGGTTGAAATCAACTTTGATACAAACAACAAATCATACAGAGTCGTTCGTGGCATCAAGCCGAATGTCTTTGAAATTTATTGTGACGGCGATCTCATCAATCAAGACGCAGCATCCAGAGACTATCAAGAGATTCTAGAAAAGTCTATTCTCAAACTAAATTACAAGTCATTTACTCAGATTGTAATTTTGGGTTCTGCATCATTTACGCCTTTCATGCAATTGTCTGCTGCTGATCGCAGAGCAATCATCGAAGATTTACTGGACATTCAAATCTTTTCGACTATGAATAATATCGTTAAAGATCGTTTGTCAAACAGTAAAGATTTGATCTCGCAGAAAAAACATGAAATCGATTTGCAGCAACAGAAACACGATATGCAAAAAAAGCATATCGATCAGTTGAAGCAGAACAATAACGACAAAGTAAAAGAGTGTGAGCAAGAAGTCGAAAGTCATAATCTGACTTTAAATTCTTTGTTTAGTAACGTCGCAATCTTGACTGCCGAAACAGAAGAATTGCAATCGATTGTGACTGGAAAAATTGATACTGAAAACAAAGTTAGAAAAATCACAAAACTGGAATCTCAGATCGAAACTAATTTGACTAAGTTTCGAAAAGACATAACATTCTTTCAGTCGCATGATAATTGTCCGACTTGCAGACAGACTATTGCACTAGATTTTAAAGAAGAAGAACTTTCGAATCTTTCCAATAAAGTTCAAGATTGCGAACATGGTTTGTCTGAACTTGAAAAGAAGCTTTTGACTGAGCAGGAAAAGCTGAATAAGATCAACGAAGTGCAGAAGTTGATTCAAGAGAAGCAAGTAAAAATTGCAACGAACAATGCGACAATTTCCGAATTGAATAAATTTATCGATAAGCTGAAAACGCAGATCGAGCAATTGAAAACTTCAGAATCGTTCAGCGATCAAGAAGAAAAAGAATTGAATTTGACGAAAGATACACTTAAGAATCTTAAAGAAGAATTGAAAGAATTACTTGAAGAAAAATCGTATTTCGAAGTTGCGACCAATCTGTTGAAAGATACGGGAATCAAAACAAAGATTGTCAAACAATATTTACCAATCATCAACAAACTTGTGAATAAGTATCTAGCGTCACTCGACTTCTTTGTGAACTTCAATCTTGACGAATCATTTAAAGAAACGATCAAATCAAGATATCGTGACGATTTCAGTTACAATAACTTTTCTGAAGGTGAAAAGCAAAGAATCGATATGGCACTAATGCTGACATGGCGAGCAATTGCAAAATTGAAGAATTCGTCAAACACGAATCTGCTGATTCTGGATGAGGTCTTTGATTCCAGCCTAGATAATAATGGTACTGAATATTTGATGAGCATTCTTCATATGCTAGAAGGCACAAATCTTTTCGTCATTTCGCACAAAGGAGATATCTTGCAAGATAAATTCAGTAATGTGATTCGATTTGAAAAAGTCAAAAACTTTTCTAGAATCGTAAAATGAAAGGGCAACATATGAATATTTTGAGTGAGTATTTTGGTAACAATTCTGAGAAACAATCCTTAGTTTACAAAGAGAACTCTGAATTTTGCGTTCGGCTGCTAGATCGAAATGCCATAATTGTTAAATGTTTTGGTACTGAAGAAGAGGCAGAACTGTATGCAGAAGATTGGGTATATGGAGAAAAATAAATGAGTGATATCCTAACAATTAATACTGAAGAAAATGTAATTCAACAAACTAGAGTCGAACCTCTGCCTCTGTATGATGATACGTTTCCTATGCTGAAACAAGCGATTCCAGAATACACGGATGTTCTGCCGAATCCGTTAATGACCAATCTTGTTCAGAGATTGAAGTTTACGATGAAAAAGTTTGGCGGTCTTGGTCTAGCCGCAAATCAATGCGGTGTTTACGAAAGAGTGTTTATTATCGGTCACGAAGATAATTCATTCGCTTGTATCAATCCAAAAGTTGTCGCACAATCAGAACAGATTGTAAAAGACAACGAAGGCTGCTTGTCTTTTCCTGGAATGTATCTGAAAGTCGATAGACCCAAGAGTATTGAAGTTGAATTTACCGATGAAAATGGAATTATTAAGCGAATGACTCTTGACGGATTGACTGCAAGATGTTATCTTCATGAATTGGATCATTTAAACGGTATCAAATTCACGGATCATGTTGGACCAGTATCGATCAGGTTGGCGAAGCAACGACAGCAAAAAATGGTCAAGAAAGTAAAAAGAGCAAAAGATGATCGAAAAAATATTTATTCCTACAGTCAATAGAGTTGATGCTCAGATAACTTTTAAAAATCTGCCCGATGAATTAAAGAAAAAAGTTGTCATGGTCGTTCAAGCTTGGGAGAGACCTAAGTATTCTTACGATTGTGAATATCTTGTTTTGCCAGACACTAGCGAGTATCATTTCTCAGACACTTATTGTATAGCAAGAACAAGAAAATTGATTTATGAAGCCGGGCAGAATATGAAGTATGCTTTGCTTGATGACGATATTGAATTCGTTCGTAGAAATGCGAAATATTTTGGAGATTCTTCTAACATGGAAAAATCAAAAAGAAAATCTACAAATTCTGATATCATTGAAATGTTTGATTTGTTTGATCGGTGGTTAGATGATCCTGATGTGACAGTTTGTGGTTGCAGTTTTGTTCAATTTCCTCCTAGAAAAGAGAGATACTACAACAATAGTTCAATGTCTAGTGTTTATTGGATCAATGGCAATGACTTCAATCAACTCTTACCGAAGATGGATTTAACGTCAGTAAAAGTATTTGAAGATGTTTGTTTCTTGCTATCTCTGCTCGTCAATGGATACGGCAACAGAGTGAGTTCGGAATTCGTGTACAATAACATTAGCATTTCTAAGAAGAACTATACCTCAACAATTTGGGATAGTCAGACAGCAGAACAAACTACCAAAGACCATCAGTATCTTGAGAAATTATTCCCAGGAATTTTTCAGATAAAATATGATGAGTCTGGAAATAGAGTGCAAGGTGGTTTTAGAAATGTTGGCAAGACTCAGATCAATTGGAAAAAAGCATACAAGTTTAATTTGAATGAAGAACAAAGTTCTATCGAAAAATATTTTGAGGAATAAAGTGATATGAAAAATCTGTATAAATTTATGGA